TTATGCAACCAAGAAAATATTTTTGATTTTCTCGTAGTTTTTTTCTGCTAAAGCTTCCATCTGGTGAGAATAAATTTTTAGTGTGATGTCAGGGCTTTCGTGACCTAACAATTTAGAGATGGTAACAATATCAACGCCATTCAAAATCAAGAACGAAGCGTAGGTATGTCTAAGCGAGTGGTTTCTCACTGGTCGCCCTACTATTTTCTTAATCAGTTTATTACAAGCTGAATTAGATACACCGAAACAGATTCGATTCTTGATATTGGCTTGCCAATGGTTTCGCCTATAATCCTGTAAGATTTCGATGGTCTTTTCATCAATAGGGACTTTTCTTTTCGATGAGTCGTTTTTCAAATCTGCAAAATCTTGAGTATTGGAATAGTCAAAACTCTTATTTATGTTGATGATACCATTTTCAAAGTCAATGTCGTTCCAGGTAAGCCCCATAGCTTCAGCAAAGCGTATTCCTGTGACGGAAAGTAGGTAGAGGGTAAAATAGGACACATATTGGATATTCTCTCTTGTGAGGGCTAATAGAGCCTTATACTCGCTTTCTTCTAAAAAGTCATTTTCCTCAACTCTTGATTCAATTTGTGATTTCACCTTTGCATCTTCAGCAAAGTTAAAACGAATGACTTGTTCCCTCACAGCTACTTTTATAGCTCCTTTAATTTGATAGTGGAATTTCTCAAGTGTTTCTTGAGCGTATTCCTCGCCAAACTCATTTAACTTTTTTTGATAAAAGAGTGGTGTTATATCCTTCACCTTTATATCTTTGAAATAGTTTTTGATATGTTTAAAGTTCTTTGTATATGTTTCCCACGTCTTATCTTTTACATAAGGGCGCTTATAGACTTCTGACCAAGTTTTTACAAAGTCATATAGGGTAACATCTCCATCGGTTAGAATATTTTGAGAAATTTTTGTCTCAAGCTCTCTAGCAGCTGCTTGAGCAAGTTTTTTAGTTTTAAAACCGCTCTTTGATTTCTGTCTGTACTTTCCGGATACATCTTTGTAGGAGATTCGATATTCCCAACCGTTATCACGCTTGCGAAAATAAGCCATCTTGTATTTTACCTCACTTTTTGATAAAATGGGTATAAGAAAACGACTCCTTTATGAGTTGTTTCTTATACAATCGTTTTGCCCCACGCTCTCACCGTCCAAAGTTGAGCGTGGGGATTTTTTTATTTTACTAACAATTTAGCTTTCTGTGTTTCAAATTCTTCTTGTGTCAAAATCCCAGATTCTACCAAAGATTTTAATTTTAAGAGTTCATCTGCGACAGAAGAATTTACATTAGTTTTTGTATTTATTTTTCGACCTTTGTATTCTTCTGCGCATTTTTTAATTTTATCAGTCATTATAGAGCAATTATTAGATGGTACATTCTTAATCAAGGAATTTCCTGAACCGTGGCTAATCGTTATAGTTCCCATTAACAAACCTTTTTTAAAGGATACACTGTTAACCATATCAAGGGGAATTTCCGTTTGCTTCATGCCATATAATAGACCGCAATCAATAAATAGCACACGTCTTTGTGTAAGAACCATAAGAACGGTACCTTCTAGCACGCCAGATGTGGCGTACTGAATTGTTTCATTATCGTCTAATATTTTTGATAATGCTTTAATTTCTTTGTTAACGCCTAATCTTAAATTGTTAAATCCAGCTCGGTCTAATTGTGCTTTCACTTCTGAAATATCCATTTTTTCTCCTAAATACTTGTTTTTAGTTTTCTATTGGCATAAAGTTGCCGACTACTTTTCCGATAATGCGGGGTTCTTCTTCCCATTTTGCGAATTTGTCATCGTATTTGTCATTGAGTGAGACAAGTCTTAGACCGTCTTTTTCTTTATACACTTTCTTAATATACGATTGTCCGTCCCAATCAACAGCGTAGACAGCGCCGTCATAGTCCCAACCTGTATCTTTAATAAGAGCGACAGAACCGCTTAGGTACTTAGGCTCCATAGAATCGCCATAGACCCAAGAAGCGAAGTCGTGGTCAATATCCTTGTTGAAAAAGACAACGTCATAATTGCGATCTTCCATATAATCATAACCGTTACCGGCAGAAAGCTTTTCAAATACATGGTACTCAGTCGTTTTCTCGTTGATTTCAATTACCTTATTTGATATTTCAGCTTCTTGCTCTTTGTATTGGTCTTCTGCATAAGTCAAAACTTTTTCTTGGCGTGGTGGGTGAAGCTTGTCATAGATTTGTTGGATTTCAGTTTTTTGGATAGCAGAAGAAGTAGTTCCTTTTTGCTGTCCGTGTAGTATATAATCCGTAGAAGTCCCAAAAAGCTTCGCAAGCTGAACCAGTTTTGCTCCTTTTGGGAGATTTTTTCCATTTTCCCATTTTGAAATAGTACTGTCCGATTTATATCCCAAATATTTAGCTACATCTATTTGTTCTAAATTGTTCGCTAACCTTAACTCTTTTAATCTTAAAGGAATTTCTTGAAGTTGATTCATGCTGTTATCCATTCTATCATCTCCTTTCTTTTTTATATTCTACATTATAATAGAGAAAAAATCAAGCGTATTTGAGAAAAAATCAAAAAAACTTGAGAAAATCTCAATTAAAGTATTGACGCTTGAGAAAAAATCAAGTATAATATAATCAAGGTCAAGGAAATGACCTAAAAATAGCGAAAGGAGAAAGAAATGAAAGAAATATTAGAACGCATCGCAAAAAGCCTTGAGTCTATCGATGCAGAACTCAAGGCAAGAAATGAAGACCGTAAAATACTTATTAACCAAGCCGAACTAATCGAAAAAACGTGCTTGGAAATCAAAGAAGATCCATTCGGTCTTAACGTTTTAAAAGAAAAAGCATTAGCTGATAAAGCTAAGCAAAAGGAATAATGGATTTAATCTTAGCTGCAAAGTCAAGAACACTTTCAATTCTCTCTTTGAGAGTAGGTTCTTTGAATTTTAGTTCAAGCGCTGCAACGGCTTCGGTTGTAAGACAAATGTAATAAAGAGTATCATTACCAGCTACACCACTAAGATAACCATGACGTTTTAGCTCAAAACAAGTATCAAGAATATCTTCTTCAGACCATTCGGGCATAATGTTTTCTTTGATAAAATCGATGCCTTGAAAATTTCTGGATTCCTCTTTAGAGATTTCATCTTTGCGTCTTTCAAGATATTTTGCATACATTGAGCTTAAAAGAAATTTTGCGTCATTCGTTAAATTATCCATATAATCACCCCCTTTCTGAAGTTATTATATCAGATTGCGCGTGGGGTGAAAATCAAATTTAGAAAGGGGTGAGGAATAGTGCTAAAACCTAAAATCACAATCGCAGAAATCCGAGCAAAACATGGAAAGATGTCTCAAGAAGAATTTGGAGCAAGTGTTGGAGTTAGTGCTCAAACTGTTGGCGCTTGGGAAAAAGATATTTTAAAAATTAGTCCAATTTATCTCTTGAGAATCACAGAAAAATATGGCGTAAGCTCGAGCGACCTTTTAGGTGCTTAATTTTTTGAAACTAACTTGAGAAATTCTCAACCAATATTTTCGACTATAGAAAGGAGAAAGAAATATTAGAACGCATTGTAAAAAGCCTGACGGCAATCAGGCTCAAAAGTAAACATTTATGAGGTAATTGTAACATGGATGAGATTTTAAATCAACTGTTGGATCAGTTTGAAGCTGGTTTACAGGATAGATTTCTGAAAATGCAGCAAAGGGTATTAGTTGAAAATAATGTCTATCCTATGGAGCTGAATAAGTCGCAGTGTGCTATGTTGCTGCTTGGTACAAAGGATACTAAGACTTTTGATGAGCGTTTCAACAGTCATAAAGACTTTCCGCGAATCGAGGGAAAACGTGATAAATTTCCTCGTGATGAGGTAATTGACTGGTATCACAGAAATTGGATGAAGACAGGAGGGTAAACAATGCAAAACCAAGAACAAATCCGGCTGATAATGAATTGGGAGCGCGATCATTACAGACTGGGAACAAATTACAAAAACAAACTCGCTAAGCGGTCAGTAGAAGCAGTTAAGCTGGAGTTGGCTGATTTGTCGAGAGAGTGGGACAGCGTGACTTTTTCGGTCGTGCCAAAAAGCGCGATGAAGATTGAGGGCGACAAAACGACGATTTTCAAGAAAAGAGGATGAGATGGATAGACGGGATTTAAAAGAAGGACAAGAGGTTTATGTCAAAGGTCGAGTTATCCATACAGGAGACCATTTAGATATTGTTTTGGACAAAGGAAGTTTTATAGAAAATGCCATTATTTTACACCATGAAAAACCAGTAATTCCGCAGTTTGTGGCTGATTGGATTGAGGTTTGTAAAGAACATTTAACAACTAGTCTATATACTGCTATGAATCCAAACTTTATGAAAGGAAACAGCCAAAGTTTCGATTTAATATTATGGATTAAAAAGACGAGCAATCAAGACATCTTCGCTCGTGCTTGGCTGGATGGCTACGAGGTCGAGAAAGAGAAGCGGTATCGGATTAAAATGAAAAATGAAGAGTATAATCACACTGTTGTAATAGGTGATTATACCCGTGAAGAAATAGAAGCCACTGGTTTTGGCTGGGTGTTTGATTGCGAGGATGTGGAAGTGCAGGAGGTGGAGTGATGAAATTTATTTGTAAAAGAACGTCTGATTATGATGAGCGGCCTTGTGAAGAAGCTGTTAAAGAGTCTATCACTTTTGTTGATCATCGTAATGTTAGAACCTTTGAAGACCTTAAGCGAGCTTGTGGCGAAGATTTTCTTGCTCGTGGAACAAATCACAAAGAGACCTCTACTGGTATTCAGCGCGATCTTGGACCCCGAGACGTTTATATGATTGAGGTAAATACGTTAGAGGAATTACTGGAATTTCGGGAGAAATATAAAAGAATCGTCATTGAGCCATATTACGACAATCACGACTATTTATTGATTGAGATTTATGACACATGGCGAGAATGAAGGAGGTGCAAGATGATACCAAAATTTAGAGCTTGGGATAAACTCAGGAAGAGGATATCTGTAGTTGATAGAATTTACTTTGATACAGAAGGCGTTCAGCTGCGCGATGACGGAGGATTGTATTGGCGATGTTTTAGAAAAGTTATTCTCATGCAATCAACCGGCCTCAAAGACAAGAACGGCGTAGAGATTTTTGAGGGAGATGTAGTTGCTAGAAATGATAGGTTTCCTAGCGTTGTAAAATTCGGACGCTGGGTATACGAGGAAGATTTTGGGACAAAAGCGAGAAACGTTGGATTTTATATTGATTCTAGTTATACGGATGAAGAATGGCTTCAATCAATCGATTATGAGGATATTTCTAAAAATTATGAAGTTATCGGGAATATATACGAGAACCTCGAACTGTTGGAGGCGGACAATGACCCTGAATGAACGAATTAAAAACCTAGAAGCATTGCACGCTGTCCAAAAACGCGGTCTGGCAAATACGCAGCTATGGCTTGTGTTTGTGAGTTTTATCATGTTCCTGCTTGTTATCGGAATGATAGCAGGCTATGGCAAACAACAGACGCAAATCAAAGACCTGCAAGCAGAACTAGAGCGTGTGACAAATGAGCAAAAGGACGTCAATCAGCGACAAGATGTGATGATTAACAAGTTTAATCAGATGTACTACGAGTACCAGCATAAAAAAATAACGGGTAAGGATAACTTTCCGGGAGGATAGAATGAGTGAAATTATCGACAGAAAACCATTCAGAATAAATTTTAAAAATAAAGACCAAACAATATTTGCGGTAATAGATGGGATACTGTGTATATTTTTTCGAAACGATTGGGGTTGGCTCAATGTTCCTGACGAAGTATATGGCAAATATTGGTTTTACGCAAAAAGCAAAGGTGTTACTTATATCCCAGACGAAGAATTACAAAGATTGTCACAAAAATTTACTAACGGAATTGAGTTGATAAATATTAGAGAGAGTGAGAAATAATGAGTGAAATTTTAGGAGCAATAGCAATGCTCGCATTCGTCTTCATTACTGGCGCATTTATTAACCACTTGGGTTGGCGCAAGGAACAGAAGAAACTAGAGCGGCAAGCAAAAGAAGATGAACGCATAGAACTTGAAGCTATGTACGTAGTTTGTGCAATCGAGCATGACCGCAGAGAGCGTGCGCGGAAATTGGCAGAAGCTCGGAAACATAGCACGAAGTCGTTTTTATATTAATAATTAAAAATAAGGAGTTGAATAATGGTAACTATCAATAAATTAGAAATCGAAAACGTAAAGCGCGTGAAGGCGGTCAAATTAGAGCCATCTGCAACAGGTTTGACGATTGTAGGCGGAAACAACAATCAAGGAAAAACCAGTGTGTTGGATGCCATTGCTTGGGTATTAGGCGGAAACAAGTACAAACCTAGCCAAGCACAACGGGAAGGTAGTACAATCCCTCCAAGCCTAAAAATCACCATGTCAAATGGCTTGATTGTGGAGCGAAAGGGCAAAAATAGTGATTTGAAAGTTATTGACCCAAGCGGAAATAAAGCAGGTCAGAAGCTGTTAGATAGCTTCGTAGAAGAACTGGCCATTGATTTGCCAAAATTCATGGAGCAGACTAGCAAAGAAAAAGCTAAAACTCTCCTACAAATTATCGGCGTCGGTCCGCAATTAGCTGAACTCGAAATGCAAGAAAAGGCTAAATACGACGAACGACATGCTATCGGGGTTATTGCTGACCAGAAAGAGAAATTTGCTAAAGAACAGCCGTATTATCCAGATGCGCCAAAAGAGCTGATTTCTATTTCTGAGTTGATCCAACAACAACAAGCTATCCTTGCTAAAAACGGTGAAAATGCCCGTAAGCGTCAGAATTTGACGGTTATTCAAAATCAATGCGAAGCTGCTAAATCAGAAGTAGAACGACTTGAACAATTACTAGCTGATGCTAAAGCTAAACAAATTCAGTTGGCTAACGACTTGGAAATTGCTCAAAAAGATGCTATTGACCTGCAAGATGAATCTACCGAGGAAATCGAAAAAAACATCGCAGAGATTGACGAAATCAATCGTAAAGTGCGTGCTAATCTGGACAAGGACAAAGCAGAAGAAGATGCTAAGGTTTATCGCGAACAGTATCGTGAGTTAGACAACGCGATTGATGACATTCGCAAACAGAAGACAGACCTGCTCACGAATGCAGACTTACCACTCGAGGGGTTATCAGTGGATGACGGTGAATTGCTCTACCTTGGCCAGCGTTGGGACAATATGTCAGGCAGCCAACAGCTACAAGTTGCGACTGCTATTGTCCGTAAACTTAAGCCAGAATGCGGCTTCGTGTTGATTGACAAGCTGGAACAAATGGATCAGCAGACTTTACAAGAATTTGGTCAATGGCTAGAACGCGAAGGCTTGCAGGCAATCGCGACACGTGTATCAACTGGTGGAGAGTGCTCAATCATTATAGAAGACGGCTATAGCATAAAGCCAGAAAGCTTTTTAAATTCTGCTCGAAGTAGCTTTGCAAATGCTGCGACATCCACATGGGAAGGAGGATTTTAAAAAATGCAAATTACGAGAGGAAAACGAGCAAGAGCTCAAAAAATAGTCATCTACGGTCCAGAAGGGATTGGAAAATCTACTTTTGCAGCCGAATTTCCAAACCCGGTGTTTATTGATACAGAGGGTTCAACAGATAACATGGACGTTGCACGGCTGGATAAGCCGACCAGCTGGACTATGCTAAATAACGAAGTGGCTTTTATCAAGGCTAACCCGACCGAATGTAGCACGCTGGTCATTGATACGATTGATTGGGCAGAATCTATGGCGGTAGCTGATGTCTGCGCGCAACACAACAAAAAAGGAATCGAAGATTTTGGCTGGGGTAAAGGTTACACTTATGTTCAAGAAGAAATCGGGCGTTTCCTAAACAGTTTATCAGACTTGGTGGATATGGGTATCAACGTAGTTTTGACCGCTCACGCACAAATCAAAAAATTTGAACAGCCAGACGAGCTGGGCTCGTACGACCGTTACGAATTGAAACTTGGTCAAAAGACAGGCTCTAAGACTGCTCCACTCGTAAAAGAATGGGCAGACATGGTCCTATTCGCTAACTACAAAACTTTGGTCATGACGGCTGAAAATGGCAAGAAGAAAGCGCAGGGCGGTGAACGCGTGATGTACACCAATCACCGGCCTGCATGGGATGCGAAGAATCGGCACAGCTTGCCAGATGAGTTGCCGTTTAATTATGCTGGAATTGCTCATATTTTCGCCGGGCAGACTACGCAAACAACCCAGCCGACAAATCCCCAACCTACACCGCAAACAACGTCAGCAACGCCACAAAACGCCCTGGGAGATGCACAAACGGAATTGCCGATTGATATGTCACAAGTTGCAGATAAACCACAAGCAGAACAAGCACCAGTGCAACAGGAATACAACTCTAACTTGCCAACCAGTCTGACAGATCTCATGAAGCGAGAAAATGTGACTGAGGATGAATTGAAGCAAGTAGCTTATATCCGTGGACATTTTCCACTGGGGACACCGATTGAAAACTTTCCGCCTGACTACTGGGGTATGATTGTAGCTCATTGGAACGAAACATTGGAAGTTATCAAAAATCAAGTACGAGCAGATCCTGAACTGCCCTTCACGATGTAGATTTTGGGAATTAGAAATCATAGCAAAATTTAACAAGGAGTATCTATGAAAGATAAAACTATTAAAATTGATTTGTCAAAAATCGCAAATACAGCCTTACAAGAAAAAGTTGACAAAGAACTCGAAAAAGTCCTTGAGAATATTCTGGATCTCAACACGGAAGCTAAAGCAACCCGTAAGATTACGATCATATTGACGATGTCAACAGACGATGAGCGTGCTGTCGTTAAGACAGGCATGGAAGTCAAATCTACTTTAGCGCCACAAAAAGGTGTTGCAACAACTGTTATTGTTGGTCGCGATGATACTGGTAAAATCCACGCTAATGAGCTTAAGAGTGGCGTGCCGGGTCAGACATACTTTGACGACAACGGCGATATGCGGACCGATACAGGGGAACTTATCGAAAAAGTGGAACAACAGGAAAATTCTAAAATTATTGACTACAATCAAAAGAAAGCAGGTAACTAAACATGACAGAAAACATCAAAGACGCATTATCTTATGCGGTTGAATTAGTAGAACAAGAAAATAAAATCATCAAATCTGAAACAGGCAAGGAATACTACGACAGCAACCGCCACAGTTTGCGCGAGTTGAAACCTCGGCAATATGCGCCGGTGCTTAATCTACACACTCTGCGCAGCCTTGTGAACTATCTCAAATCAGAAAATGACCTTATCAATAAAAACCGAATTGTTGTCGTTGTTGAAAGTCCGCAGAAGGTATCTGTATATGACCAAGTAGATTTTGAATATGGCAATCGCCCTAATTTAGTAAGTGTTCAGGCTGCTGTGCCACGAATTCCATTCAATAATTGGCACGATCAGGAAGAATTTAACATCATGCTGCAATCCATGTTCATTGATGACGCAGACCGTGGCATCGTACTGGACTTTGCCAGCCATCTGAAAATCGAAAAGGGTGCGGAAGTCCAAGACAACGGCGTGAGTCAGATGGCGACTGTTCGTGACGGTGTGGCAAGTTTAGCACAAGCTAAAACACCAAATCCAGTGACTCTGCGTCCATATCGAACCTTTAACGAAGTGGAACAGCCAGCCAGTCAATTTATCTTTCGGATCAACAAACTGGCAGACTTGGCACTGTTTGAAGCAGACGGTGGTAAATGGCAGCTGGAAGCTATCAACAACATTGCAAGTTATTTGACAAAAGAACTTGCAGGCAATGACAGAATCACAATTTTAGCATAAAAAAATAAAAAGGAGAAAAAACAATATGACACAACAACAATACAATAATTTTGAACGCGAATTAGGATGGGAAGATACCATTGAGAAAGACTCAGAGTTTGTCCTACTCCCTGATGGTCTTTACTACTTTACAGTAAAAAGTTTAGAACGTGGCCGTCACACACCAAATCCGCAAAATCCGGGTAAATTACCTGCATGTAATAAAGCTACTGTCAGCATCAAAATTGTCGCAAATGAAGGCGAAACGGAATTGCGTCATAATTTATTTTTGCACAGCTCAACCGAAGGCATGCTATCGGCATTCTTTGCAGCTATTGGTCAAAAGAAAAAGGGTGAGCCACTGCGCATGAACTGGAATACTATTATTGGTACGACTGGTGTATGTAAAGTTGGAACACGTCAATACAATGGCAACAATTACAACGAAGTGAAAACTATGCTCTACCCTGAAGATGTTGATTATACAAAAGTATTGAACCAACAACCGCAGCAGCAGAATTTTGCACAACAACCACAAGGACAAGCTGGATACCAAGCTGGGCAATTTTAGGAGGTAAGGGATGGCAGGTAAGTTAAGAAATGACTTAACCTCCCAACGATTCGGTTTCTTGAAAGTTCTTCGCCGTTCCCCCGATAAAGGGGGCGGCAAGAAACCAGTCGTTAAATGGGAATGTGAATGCAAATGCGGTAAGAATATAACTGTAAAATCTGATTCTTTATTATCTGGCCACACTGTTAGTTGCGGATGTAAAAAAAAGATACACGGCAAAAGTAATAAAGAACGTTTATATCAGACATGGAAGAATATGCGCCAACGTTGCAACAATCCCAATCGTTCTGATTACAAACGATATGGCGGTCGAGGTATTAAAATATGCGATGAATGGAACGACTACAATACTTTTAGAGATTGGGCGTTGTCTAATGGATACGCTGATAACTTATCTATCGACCGTATAGATGTCAATGGTAACTATGAACCATCTAACTGTAGATGGGTGGATGGTAAAACTCAAGCAAATAATGTCCGAAATAACAGAATAATCATTTTTGAAAACGGCACTTATACAATGGCGGAATTTGCTAGAAAAATCGGAATTAGCTATTCTGCATTACAACACAGATTGGATAGAGGTTGGTCTATAGATAAAATAGCTCAAACTCCTCAAAGAGGTGTTTGATATGGAATTAAGAAAGTATCAACAGGAAAGTATTAACTCTATTCAGGAGGAGTGGAACAATGGCAGAAAGCGCACTTTGCTGGTTCTTCCGACAGGATGTGGTAAGACTGTAGTTTTTACTAAATTAGCTGAAGAAATGGTCAAGCAAGGTAAAAGAGTTCTAATTTTAGCACACAGAACAGAATTGTTAGAACAAGCTTCTGATAAATTGTTCAAAATTACAGGCTTGAAAACTGCGTTAGAAAAAGCTGATAGTACAGCTATAGGCTCGTGGTACAGGGTTTCAGTTGGTTCGGTGCAAACATTACAACGTGACAAACGTTTAAATCAATTTCCTAAAGATTATTGGGATGTGATTATTGTTGACGAGGCTCATCATATCTTGTCTGATGGATATATGAAAGTAATGAAACATTTTGATGTCGCTAATGTCTTAGGTGTAACAGCAACGCCAGACAGATCTGATATGCGCAATCTCGGTTCGTACTTCGACAGCTTGGCTTATGAGTATTCGCTGGTTCAAGCTATCAAAGAGGGCTACTTATCTAAAATCAAAGCTCTGACAATTCCGCTCAGCTTGGATTTATCAAATGTCGGCATGTCAGCAGGAGATTTCAAGGCAAGCGATGTAGGTACTGCACTAGATCCATATTTAGAGCAAATCGCAGATGAAATGCTCAAACAATGTTCTAATCGTAAAACGGTGGTATTTCTACCTTTGGTCAAGACCTCGCAAAAGTTTCGTGACATCTTAAATGCAAAAGGTTTTCGCGCTGCTGAAGTCAATGGAGAATCCAAGGACCGCGCAGAAGTCTTAGAAGACTTCGAGAATGACCGCTACAACGTGCTTTGTAATTCTATGCTCTTGACCGAGGGGTGGGATTGTCCATCAGTAGATTGCGTGGTAGTTCTGCGGCCTACTAAGGTACGGGCACTCTACAGTCAAATGGTTGGGAGAGGCACCCGCTTACATCCAGGAAAGGAAGAACTGCTTTTGCTAGACTTTCTCTGGCATACCGAACGCCATGAATTGTGTAGACCTGCACACCTAATTTGCGAAACGCCAGAAGTCACTCAGAAAATGGTTGAGAACATGGAAGAAGAAACTGGAGTCATGCTTGACCTTGAAGACATGGAAGTCAAGGCAACTGAGGATGTTGTCGCACAACGTGAAGAAGCTTTAGCCAAACAACTAGAAGAAATGCGCAAGCGTAAACGCAAGTTGGTGGATCCATTGCAATTCGAAATGTCTATCCATGCTGAAGACTTGTCGAACTACGTGCCATCATTTGGAATAGAAATGGAACCGCCAACAGCTAACCAGCTTAGTACTTTAGAAAAATTTGGCATTCACACTGATGAAATCGGTAATTTTGGAAAAGCTAGCAAGCTACTAGATAGGCTTCAGAAAAGACAAAAAGAAGGTTTAACCACGCCTAAGCAAATTCGATTTTTGGAAGGTCGCGGCTTTAAAGATGTTGGTATGTGGCAATTTGACCAAGCTAGAAATATGATTGATCGCATCGCAGCAAATGGCTGGCGAATGCCTGCCGGCGTGCGACCGGCTGAATATATACCGGGGTGATGTATGAAATATGAATTATTTAACGATCATTTTGAAAATGCTAAACGGTACAATATTCCAAGAGCGCAATTGATTATTGCTGATATACCTTACAATTTGGGAAACAACGCTTATGCCTCTGACCCTAGATGGTATAAAGATGGTGATAACAGAAATGGTGAAAGCAAGCTAGCTGGTAAATCATTCTTTGACACAGACAATGATTTCAAGATTAATAATTTCTTTGATTTTTGCAGCCGCCTACTCAAAAAAGAGCCAAAAGAAAAGGGCAAGGCACCGGCAATGATTGTATTCCATGCGTGGCAGCAACGTGAAATGGTTATAGAATGCGGTCGTAAACACGGCTTTAATAATGCCTATCCACTGTATTTTACTAAAAAGAGCAGTCCGCAAGTGCTAAAGGCAAATATGAAAATTGTGGGAGCGGTTGAAGAAGCAACGGTATTATATCGGGATAAGCTACCTAAATTCAATAATAACGGTGCTATGATACTGAATCATGCGCCTTGGGAAAAAGATAGTAGTTATCCGATCATTCACCCAACACAGAAGCCTATCCCAGTGCTTAAACGCTTGATTGAGATTTTCACTGACCCAGATGATGTCGTCATCGATCCGGTCGCTGGAAGTGGCTCTACTTTGAGAGCTGCAATCGAGATGGGCCGTTCTGCCTATGGCTTTGAAATAAAAAAAGACTTTTACAAGAAAGCGCAGGCAGAAATGCTTGCAAGCTTTCAGACCAGTCTATTTTGAATCAGTAGAGCAGATGACAATATATGATTTTTTAGAGGAGGAATAAAAACAAGTGGCAGAGAATGATTTTAATTTGTTGCCGTTGCTGGATTACATCAATCCTGCCACGGTAGATTACCAGACATGGGTAAATGTAGGTATGGCCCTGAAGCACGAGGGCTATACTGCAGCAGACTGGGATAAGTGGTCACAGGCTGATAGCCGATACAAGAAATTTGAATGTTTCAAGAAGTGGGACACATTTAACGAAGAAGCAGGTACCATCGTGACGGGTGCGACCATTACCCAACTTGCTAAAGAAAACGGCTGGGTGTCGCAATCCGGCTACGACAGCGAGAATGCGCATGAATTAGACTGGAACGACACCATAAACCGAGATTACAAGGTTATTGACAAGAACTGGATAGAAGGCAAGGAAATCCACGAGCCGACTGTCTGGAATCCAGTACAGGAAATCATCAAGTATTTAGAGACAATCTTCGAAGCGAGCGAAAATGTCGGCTATGTGACCGAGTGTTATCCGAAAACGGACGACGAAACAGGCGAGATCGTCAAATGGTTGCCGACTAAAGGAGCTTACGACCGGACGGCTGGCCAGCTTATTAAAGAGTTGAGTCAGTGCAATGGTGACATCGGGGCGGTCTTAGGCGATTATCACGAAGAAGCTGGCGCATGGGTTCGATTTAATCCCATGGATGGCAAGGGCGCTAAAAATGAAAACGTGACAGATTTTCGCTATGCGCTGGTTGAATCAGACAGCATGCCAATCGACAAGCAAAATGCCATATACAAAGAGCTTGAACTGCCGATTGCAGCCTTGGTACACAGTGGGAACAAATCCCTGCACGCTATCGTGAAAGTAGACGCTGGCAATTACGATGAATATCGCAAGCGGGTTGATTATCTATACAAGGTCTGCCAAAAGAACGGCATCGTCGTTGATACCCAAAACCGAAATCCAAGCAGACTTTCGCGTATGCCGGGTTTCATCCGAAACGGCCAGAAGCAATTCTTAGTAGATACCAACATCGGTAAGGCAGATTGGGACGAATGGTACCAATACATCGAGGACTTGAACGATGATTTGCCTGATCCTGAAGGATTGGCCGACAGCTGGGATAACTTGCCAGAGTTAGCTCCTGAGCTGATTAAAGGCGTCCTTCGTCAAGGCCACAAGATGCTGATTGCGGGACCATCAAAAGCAGGTAAGTCATTCGCTTTGATTGAAATGTCAATCGCGATTGCTGAGGGGAAGAAGTGGCTAGGTTGGGATTGTACCCAAGGTCGTGTCCTCTATGTCAATCTGGAGCTAGACCGTCCGTCTGCCCTGCATCGATTCCGTGATGTCTATCAGGCTATGGGATTGCCACCACAGAATATCAGTAACATCGATATATGGAATCTTCGTGGAAAGACCGTGCCAATGGACAAGCTGGCACCGAAACTTATTCGTCGAGCTTTGAAAAAGAATTACATCGCAGTCATCATTGACCCGATTTATAAGGTCTTGACTGGTGACGAAAACAGCGCAGACCAAATGGCACACTTTACCAATCAATTCGACAAAGTGGCCACAGAGCTAGGTTCTAGCGTTATCTACTGCCATCATCACTCTAAAGGGTCACAAGGTGGCAAGAAGTCCATGGATAGAGCTAGTGGCTCAGGTGTATTCGCTCGGGATCCAGATGCGCTCATCGATTTAGTCGAGCTAGAAGTATCTGAAGAATTGCTTGCTCAAAGATTGAATCAGGCAGCGTGCGAGGTATACAAGCGGGCTTTGCAAGAGCGAAACAATGTCTATTACCAGCAAAATGTTGGACTGGATGACCTCTTAAGCGCCGCGCAGATGCGGACGCACTTTGAGAAAGGCATTCCTGACGTGATGGCTCGGGCGCCGTACACAGACAAGCTCGAGGAAGTTCGTAACAAGATTCAGATAGCGACTGCGTGGCGCGTCGAAGGTACGCTCCGAGAATTTGCCAAGTTCAAGCCAGTCAATATGTGGTTCAGCTATCCAGTGCACGCGCTTGATGAAACGGGCGTGCTTGCGGATATTAAGCTAGACGATGATAAACCGGGGTGGATGAAAGCTAAAGAGACTCGCAAAAAGAATGCGAAGGAAGATAAAAAACAAAAACTTATAGAGTTTGACGAAGCAATCGAAAATGCGAATTATGGCGAACCGCCATCAAAAGAGGACGTAGCTGAATATTTAGGAGTGTCTATAAAAACTGTTGAAAGACGGTTAAAAACATCAAAAAAATATTGGCTCGATAAAAATACGCTCACTATTTTAAATAAAGAAAATGCGACAGAACCGTAAAAATATGGTCGTGTCCTGATAACGACAACAGCATAAAATTATGGTTGTGTCTTTGTCCCAAAAAGGACAGACAAGACCATAAAATCGTGGTCGTGTCGAACGACAAACAACTATATATTATATATATAGATAATGTCCTGTCGTCCATCATGTCCATACCTGTATAGACAGGGTTGCTTAAAACGCACCCTGTCATATACAAGGTCCATGGACTAAGCGCGAAAAAATAAAATAAAAAAGAAAGGTAAAATAAAAATGTTTATTGAATTCTTTTTACCGATGAAAAAAATTCCAACAACGACTCATCAGCAGAAAAAAGTAAATGTCCAATCTGGGAAACCAATCTTTTATGAGCCGACAGAATTGAAAAATGCTAGAGCAAAATTTGAGAGCTTGCTTGCGCAGCATGTGCCGCCAGATAAATTCAAAGGAGCGATTCGACTGACAGTCAAGTGGTGTTTTCCTCGTATCAAAAAAAGCTACGACGGCCAGTATAAGACCACGAAGCCAGACACAGATAATCTGCAGAAGTTACTCAAAGATTGCATGACGAAGCTTGGATATTGGCAAGACGATGCACAAGTAGCAAGCGAGATAGCAGAAAAGTTCTGGGCAGATAGAGTCGGGATCTATATCAAAGTTGAGGAGCTGCTATGAAGATTGATTACATTGATTTCTTTAGTAGAGTCATCCCAGAATGGATGCAGGCCAGCAATCAGAAAAGCCAAGAAGTCGGTTTTGGTTCAGACGCTTACTGGTTGTGGGTAGTTGGATCTATAGGACAGATTTGTAAACAGTACAATGATGATGAGCTAGTTAGGCAGCAATTTGGATTACTTTTTAACTGGTTAGAGAAACAAGCGGAGGGAATGAAATGACTAAAATACCATACACAAAAGAAAGCGTCCGCCAACTATGGATAGAAGAGCGTGATAGATATCAAAATCAACTAGATTCTAAGAAACGTAGAAATACGTTTTCTCATGAAGCACACATAACTGCGTTAGAGGACCGTTGGTTAAAAGTCCGTATTCGTTATTGTAACGATAGATTAAAAGAGTTGGAGGTGTAACAGAATGAGTTATGATTTAGAAATTTTGGCAAAAATAGAGAGCGGAGATTATATTTGTATCGCTGAACCAGAATATAGTTCCCCTACTTACAACTTGGGCACTATGTTTAGAGAAGCTATGAAGTGGGATTTCACACAAGATGTTATTTACAACGTCGATGAGATTTTCGAGAATATAGAATACGGCGTTAGCGAGCTAGAACGATCCCCGGAAAAGTATGCGCAGTACGAACCTAAAAATAAATGGGGAACAGTAAACGGTGCTTTAGAATGCTTGAAATCATTAAAAAACTGTATTTTAGAACAAAATATAGACATGAAGTATTTATATATGAGGTGGTGAAACCTGTACCTATTTTTTAATCATAACATGGATTTTATTTGGTAGAAGAAAATAAAAAAGCCGAGCACGCACTCGACTCCTTAGTTATTAAAATTACAAATCTATTATAACACAAAGGGGAACGGGTGTGAATAAAGCTAGGGAACTTTTAAACGAATTACAGAATCTTGATATAGACATTCAGAGCCGCATAGACGAAATCAACGAGCTTGAGGCTGGTTTGCTCTCTAGTCCGAAATGGTCCGATGTAAAAGTTAAAGGCGGGCAAACTAGAAAGATTGATGACGTCTATATTCAACTAATTAGCATGAAAGAGGCTATTGAACAAGATGCAAATGAGGTTATTCAGAGAAAGCTAGAACTTGGTAGATTGATAAATAAGTTGAAAAATCCAAAGAGCAGGTCAATTCTTAGAATGACTTATATTACCAAAATGTACGTAGATGATATTTGTGATAAACTAGCCATCAGCAAAAGCTCATACTACAATATGCGCAAGATGGCGATTGAAGAATTGAGTTTAATTTTAGAGCATTTGGAATAATTTGGAATGCTCTAAAAACGTTACACAACCTTGTGTAAACTTGGTGTGCGCTGTAACTCAAATCTGTTAGAATGATAGTATCAAAAAAAATAAATAGACCGCGCTAAAATAAATAGGAAGTAGGTATCTCCATTCGTAGACCAGCGCTTCTTGCGGTCTGGCGCTATTTAATTTAGATGGAAATAATATGCCAGCAATTCAACGTTGCAAACATAAAGATTGCCACGCGCTAGTGGAGCGACCTGCGTTATGTTGTGTGAAGCACAAACAATACGAGCAAGAACTCAAAGAGCAGCGTGAGCGATACAGCAGAAGTAGATACAATAAATACACGCGCAACCAAAATGAAGAGAAGAAAGAGCAATACAATTTTTATCGCAAGAAGAGGTTGTGGGGGAATTTAAGACTAGCTTGTCTGAAGAGAGACAACTATATCTGCTTATATTGCTTAGCAGCTGGCAAGATGACAGCTAATAGCAAGACAGCAGACCACATCGTGCCTATCGAAGCTAATCCAAAACTGAAAGCAGAGCTGGCAAACTTGGCGACGTGCTGTAAAGATTGCCATAGGCTAAAAACGATTTGGGAACGCGAATATTATGGCACAGGTCAAGGTAATCAGTTGACGCACACAAAAGAGATTACAGATATCAAAATCATTTCAAATCTCATGCGTCGTAAAATGCAATAGAATCACTTCTGAGCGGTTTTAAACAAAAGGAATACAAATTCATCGAAAACAAAATTAAAACGCGACAGGGGACAAAATAGAGCGCAAAAACACCCCCGCCCTATCTTTCGCGCAAGGAGAGCCGCGGCAAGGTGTCTTCTTACGTCGCGCGCCAATTTTTCAGATTTTTAAGGGGTGTCATGGAGCCAGAGTTAGGAGGTGAGTTCGCTTGGTTAAAAATCCTTATTATCGGCAGAACAAAGGGCGTTTACCCAGCGACCCGCCGAACTACTTGGGAAAGGTAGCTAGCGAGGTTTGGCGCAAAATCGTTCCGTTTTTAGAAAGCACAGAAAAGGTACAGCGGATTGATAGCTTGTTAGTCGAAACTTACTGCACAAACTATGAAATCTACAAATTAGCTTATGAGGATATAAAAGAGAATGGTATTCAGCAAGAGCTAACAAAGCCAGTCCAAGCGCAAGGATCTGGCGAGATTTTGGGCGAGCAGTTCTTGGGGTATAAAAAGAACCCAGCAGTTGCCACAATGAAAGACGCTGTCGATTTATTGAATAAAATAGCTGTTCAGTTAGGCTTGACCCCTAAAGGTCGAGCAGATTTACTGGCAGTCGCTAGCGAAGATAAGGACAAAGTTTCAACGGCAGAAATGCTGAAAGAATTTTTAGGGAAATAGGTTCCTTGGTTGGGTTGGTTGCACGGCCTACAGCCTAAAATAGACAGGAAGAGATTAAGCGTCTTGCAACTGGCGCCTCAAAAAACGATAGGCGATAGAGGTTGAGCCTATCCTGCTAGCAAGTATCCTTTTAGAGCTAGCAATTTCAGATGGTTTGAAGTGAGTGAGGAGGCACGCTGGACTTTTAATCCAGAAGCGCGGGTTCGAATCCCGCCGAACCATTTTAAGGGTGATATTTAAAATTTCATCTTAAGGAGGTGAGGAAACATAACTAAAATTGATTTAACCAAAACAAAAGATGTGATCGGTGCTTATCGAAGTATCGATTTTTCTTTTATCCGAGGAAAATACAAGGACGCTGGTACGCGATATTGTTTTGATGTATTAAATAAAAAAATAGTGACTGGCTATTATATAAAGCTGGCTTGTTTCCGTCATCTCCGAGACTTGCAAAGGCAAGATCAAGAAGATTTCCCTTATGTGTATTCTGTTGACGCATTCAATAGCTTTTTAAAATTCTTGTCGCTGGTACCTAATGTTGATGATTTAAGCCAAAAGCTAAAACCTATGAATTGGCAGTTGTTTATATTTAGCCAGCTATTCGCATGGTTAGACTTAGACGGGTTGCCTAGATATGTAAATATCATTCTTTCAATGGCGCGCGCACAAGGTAAAACAATGATTGCAGGAATCAGTCTTAACTACTCATTTTTAATTGAGACTATCGGATTAAGTAACCAAGATTTCTTGGTAAGTTCCTTAAACTTTGAACAGACAATGAAGCTCTATACGTATGTTAAGTCTATGATGTCGCGTATTATCGAAAACGAACCATTTAAGTCATTGGCTTCCGAAACAGGCTTACAGCTTTATACTAGAGAAATAAAAGCAACCGCAGACAGCAACAGTATTCAAACCATTTCTTTTGAATCCGGGAAATTTGATAGTAAGCACTTTAAACTTGCGGTGGCTGATGAAGTCGGAGAGCTGCGAAGCGATGAGGGAATATCTAAGATTACATCTGGACAAGTCAATACAGAGGGCTCACGTTTTATAGAAATATCTACAGCGTATCAAGTGCCTAACGTGCCTTTCCACAAAGAGCAGAAGAAACTCATTGAAATTATGGAGCGGGACTTTGACCGCGCAGGAGACGACCAGCTTTGCTTGATTTGGTCGCAGGATAGTCTAGAAGAAACATTCCAACCTGAAACGTGGGCGAAAAGCAATCCGCTTTTAAACCATCCAGAATTGAAAGATAATTTGATGAAAGGTTTGATTTCAGAGCGGGATAAGAAAATGTTAATGGGCAAGCTAGCAGACTTTCAAGTCAAGAACATGAATTGCTGGTTGAATGCGGATTCTAATAGTTTTCTGGACTTGGAAGATATAGAAAAAGCGATTATAGATGATTTCCCAAGGAACAATCGGCGCGTGTATATCGGTGTCGACTACTCACTGTTTAGCGATAATACAGCTATAGCATTTGTTTATCCGTACAGCGACGAGGAGAAGTGGCATATAGAACAGCATAGCTTTATTCCTTGGAAAACAGCTGGAAGCATTGAAGCCAAAGAAAAACAAGATGGATTGAATTATCGGGAGTTGGAAAAAGAGGGATATTGCACAATTACAAGCCATCCGCAAGGACTAATAAACGAAGACGAAGTCTATGAATGGATTATCAACTACGTTGAAGAACATCAGCTTGATGTTATTTTCTTTGGCTATGACGCCATGGGAATTACTAAGGTCATCAAAGCCCTTGAATTAAATACTAGTTTTCCGCTTATGCCAATTCGACAGCGAACAAGCGAATTGAAAGACCCAACTAAATTTTTACAAAAGATATTTGTTGAAGGCTCGGTTACTTGCTTAGACGATAAAATCATGGAAAAAGCATTGATTAACGCAGTTATCAAAGAGGACAACATCGGGATACAGGTCGATAAGATGAAATCCACTTTAAAAGTCGACGTTGTAGACGCTTTGATTGACGGAATGTATCAAGCTATGTACCACTACGAAGACTATGGTCTGGCGAATGACAAAACTTATCAAGTGGAGCACATGAGCCCACAAGCGGTTTTAGACTGGCTTAATAACCCAGAAAGTGGGCTTTTGGAGGAAGATTTTTACGATTATGACGATTTTTAAACAACTTTTCAGCCTTTTATGGGCTTTTTTTGATGTGATTATGTTTTTAGCAGCGGCTATAACAATCAATGTGACGATGTATTTTGTAGGTTGGTTAGCGTTTGGCATTTGCTTAACCATTACGTTTATTTTGACTGGTTTATTATCCGAGATAGTAGCCAATCGAAACGATAGCTAGAGAGGAGGTGAAGCTATTTGCCGGTATTTAATTTTACAAATCAAGCGACGGAAAGTCCGCCTACTCAACAGATTTTTAGCACAGAAGACTATGAGTTTCTGCAAGCTAATCTGACGGGCGAAGAGTGGATATCTGCGAAAGCCGCGTTAAAGAATTCTGATTTATTCGCAGTCATCAATCAATTGTCTAGCGACTTAGCAACAGTCAAATTGACAGCGAAGAAGAAGCAGACGCAAGGCATTTTAGATAATCCGAGCGTAAACGCAAGTAGGCACGGATTTTATCAATCCATCTTTGCTCAATTGCTATTAGGCGGAGAAGCATTTGCTTACCGCTGGCGCAACGAGAACGGGCGCGACGTGAAATGGGAGTTTATCAAACCGTCGCAGGTTACAGTTAATCGCTTTGAGTACGAAAACGGGCTTTATTATAATATCTCGTTTGAAGACCCGAAAATCGCAACAAAACTCTACGTGCCACAAAGCGACGTTTTACATTTTAGATTGTTGTCTGTTGACGGCGGTAAGACTGGAATTAGCCCGTTAGCTGCACTAAGCCGCGAAATGAAGATCCAAAAAGCTAGCGACAAGTTAACTATGAGTTCGCTGAAAAACGCCTTGAACGCTAACGGTATTCTAACGATTAAAGGCGGCGGTTTGCTGGATATGAAGACTAAGATGGCGCGGTCAAGGCAAGCTATGCGACAAATGCAAGGCGGCCCGTTAGTGTTGGATGACTTAGAAGATTTTAAACCGCTTGAAATCAAATCAAATGTAGCGCAGCTGCTAAGCCAGACGGACTGGACAAGCAAGCAATTTGCGAAAGTATACGGAATCCCAGACAGCTATCTAGGTGGTCAAGGAGACCAGCAATCGTCAATTGAGATGATATCTGGAATGTATGCTAATGCAGTCAGTCGCTATATTCGTCCATTTGTCAGCGAGTTAATTTATAAGCTCGGAGATGATATTGATACGGATTTATTTCCAGCGGTTGACCCGACCGGTTCGACATACATCAAGCGTATCAACGAGCTTGTCAAAAATGGAACTGTCGCACAAAATCAAGGGTTATACATGCTCCAGCAAGCGGAAATTCTACCACAAAATCTGCCAGAGCCTAACAACCCTAATCGAGCAGTGAAAGGGGGTGAGGAAGATGGGGCAAATCGATATTAAAGGAGACGTTGTTTCAAACGACGTTGGTGAATTTTACGAATGGTTCGGTATGTCTAGTACGTATCCTAGCAAGATTCAACAAGCTATCACAAATGACGAAGACGACGAAATCACGCTAAATATTGCATCAAACGGCGGAGATGTTTTCGCAGCTAGTGAAATCTACACTATGCTAAAAGATAGCAAGAAGAACATTGTAGTAAATGTGCAAGGTTTAGCTGCCAGCGCCGCGTCGGTAATCGCTATGGCTGGTAATACAGTCAGAATGTCACCGACAAGTCAAATGATGATTCACAAGGCGTCTGTTGCTACATACGGCAATTCAGACGATTTAGAGCATGAATCGGACGTGTTGAATGGCATCGACGAATCAATCGCTATGGCTTACGAGCTGAAAACAGGCATGAAACAAACAGACATTTTGCAGCTTATGGCAACTGAAACTTGGATGAATGCCAAGGTAGCAGTTGACAAAGGCTTTGCAGACGAAATCATGTTTAACGAATCAGACGACGAGCCGACGTTTGAAAATGCTATGCACGCTTTACCAAGTAAAGCAGCAATCAATAAATTTAAAAATTTGATTGCAAAAGAAAAACTAAATAAACAACCAAGTCAGCCTAAGAACTCGTTAAGAGAGAAGAAGCTGGCTATTTTGTTAGATAAAAAAGGAGAAAACTAAATGGATATTAACACTTTAAACGCTCTTTGGATTGAGGCAGGACACCGAGTAGAAGACCTCAATGAGCAAATCAATAACGCTTTGAATGATGACAATTTTTCAGCCGAAGCGTTTGAAAATCTTAAAAATCAACGCGACAATGCGAAAGTACGTCGTGACGCTTTGAGTGAACAATTAGTAGAAGCGCGTACTGCTAAGGTGGCAGCAATGGACGATAAAGATGTAGAACCTTTGACTGACGAAGAAGAATCAGCAAAGAATGTCTTTATCAAAGACTTTAAAAACTTAGTACGCGGTAATTATGCACAAATTAAAAATATGGTTTCGTCAGACGAAACAAACGGAGCAGGCCATGCTGGTTTGACTATCCCAAAAGATATCCAAACAACCATTCGCGCTTTGGTTCGTCAATATGATTCGTTGCAAGAATATGTAACAGTTGAATCTGTTTCAATGACATCAGGCTCTCGCGTTTATGAGAAATGGTCTGACGTTACAGCACTTGTCGAAATTGATGAAGAAGGCAAGAAAATTGGTGATAATGACGACCCAGAATTGGCTACAATCAAATACCTTATCAAACGCTATGCAGGTATTACAACAGTTACTAACTCGCTTTTGAAAGATACAGCAGAGAATATCATTGCGTGGTTGTCAAACTGGATTGCTAAAAAAGTGGTTGTTACTCGCAATGCCAAAATTCTTGCAGCAATTGATACATTGCCAACAAAACCCACGCTTGCTAAATGGGATGATATTATCGACCTTGAAGCAAAGGTTGATCCAGCAATCAAACGAACTTCAATGTTTTTAACTAACACATCTGGTTTTACAGCGCTTAAAAAGGTAAAAAATGCGATGGGTGATTATTTAATGGAGCGCGACGTTAAATCGCCAACAGGATACGCGATTGATGGATTCCCAGTAAAAGAAGTCGGAGACCGCTGGCTTGCTGACAAAGCGGGTTCTCACCCTCTTTACTTCGGTGATTTAAAACAAGCGGTTACTTTATTTGACCGCGAAAATATGTCATTGCTTGCTACAAATGTTGGCGCGGGCGCATTTGAAACAGATACAACTAAAATTCGTGTCATTGACCGCTTCGATGTTACAACAGTTGATAACGAAGCTTTCGTGCCTGCAACATTTAAGACTATCGCAGACCAAGAAGCGAACATCAAATCAAAAGAATAGGAGGTAGATCATGGGCGTCACGGTAGAACGATTTAAGAAAGCTATGAATCTAGATGATGTGGAAGAAGAAAAAGAACTCATCGAGGGCTATCTTGCGGCAGCTGCACACTCAATCAAGACAGCGGTAGGCGAGGATAAGTCAGGAAAATTTTACGCTCGAGAAATTGTCGCGTCTTTGTTAGATGTGGCGGTAATCGCAGTAGCTGGCTCATACTATACATATCGTTTGAGCCTTTCTGACGCCCAAGTCTATCCTATCAATTTGACCTCTAATGCCATTATCGGGCAATTAAGAGGTCTTTATGATGTGTTTATGGAGGGCGAAGATGAGTAAGAAGTATCTACCCTCCGAATTTAAACAAAAAGCAAAATTTGGGGCGGTGAAATCTGCCCCGAATGCCGCGGGGGTGAATATCCCAAAATTCGCAGAGTTATTTACTCTGCATTATCGACCAGTTAAGCGCACACAGAATCAAACTTACTTAGCAAAGCAGAGCGGATTAGACGACACGTTTAATATTTGTATTCGACATAATGAAAAAGTGCATAGCAAAATGCAAGTCAAAATTAAAAATGTTAATTATGACATTGTAACCATAAGTCCCGACGATACAGAAGGCTTTGGGAAGTATGACTTTATCACGCTACGGGCTAAGAAAAAGGTAGGTGGTGCGTAGTGACTGGACTAGATGACGCACTCGAAGGTTGGTTGAAGCAGGTTCAAAATTTGGCGAATCTAACGCTTAAAGAACAAGCGCAGATAACGAAAGCAGGGGCGGATGTATTTAGAGACAAGCTCGAAGAAACAACCCGCAAAAAACACTATTCCAGCCACAAAGACCCAGTATACGGACACATGGCAGACCACGTTACGGTTCAGGCCAAGGACGTTGATGGTCAAGTAACCGGAGTGTCAACTGCAGGTTGGGACAATCATTATCACGCTTCTAACGCTAGACGCCTTAATGACGGAACAAAAAAATACACCGCAGACCACTTCGTGACCGAACTACAGCAATCTAAAGAGGTGCTAGAAGAAGTTTTGGCGGCTGAAAAAGAAGAATACCAAAAAATCCTAAGAAAGAGAGGCTAGTCTATGCTTGCAACTTTGGAAATGAAAAAGCTATTAGACGATGAGACAACCAGCGAAGTACAGAAAGTATATACTAGCAATCTCCCAAAAGAGGAACAAGAGAACATTGACGAGACAATCATCTTGATTACAGATGTTAATGCCGACCTTGGATTGACTGGGAACAATAGCTTTTTTAGCAAAACAACACAAATCGAAATCCAGATATTTTATAAACAAGATTTGGATTTTGACATTGAAGCATTTGAAAATCGGCTTTTGAAAGTGCTAAAACAAAATCATTGGTCGATTAACGATATTAGAGGACACACGACAGACCCCGATACATTCCAAGTAACGGCGGTCTTTTATGTGTCGAAAGAAAATTTAATAAATTAAAAAATATAAAAAGGAGAATTACTGCATGGCAATTGTAGGTTTAAAAATGGTTACTGTCGCTCTTGTTGACGATAACCAAAAAATTATTAAAGGGTCGGAAGGCCTTTCTGAGACTGGGCTTGTCGAAATTGATGATTCCATGTTTGGTACAAAAACAGCAAATATTACAAACTTAGAGGGGTCTGTAACAAAAGTATCAGGGAATAACAAGGTGCAAGACGTTTATACGGCGCCTGGTGCTCCACAAATCGCTTTTGACTTCAACAACTTAGCATTTGACCTAAAACAAAAATTAAAAGGTTACAAGCCTGATAACAAAGGCGGCTTTGTTTATCAAGGACGCAAGCCACACGTTGCTGTACTCATTGAATCGCAAACACTCGACCGCAAGAACTCTGTGTTCTTTGGTTTTGGAGACGGAGTATTCCAAGAAACCACTCAAAACGTTGGTACTGATACAGATACGGCGCAAACTCGTGCAGATGACAATATGACGTACAACGCTTTGACAACTACCGCCTTTGGAGATGAAACGCACAAAGTTTATTATTCAGGCGCTTCTGGCTTTAGCAAGGAAAACATGTTAAAAGAAGTCTTCGGTGGTTACACAGCTGCAGCAGCAGGTTCTGAAGGACATCTTGGCTAAATAATGTTCTAGGCTAGGCGGCGTAATAACTGCTTAGCTTTTATTTTTATGATTGAGGTAAAAAAATGGAAATCAAAAATATCAAAATCAAAGAATTAGGCAAAAAATCTTTTGCTATCTTAACTTCTAACCGCAACATTCGCCGCATGAACGAATTTCAGCTTGAAATTGCTAAAATCTCTGACATTGACGAAGACGCACCAGCAACAGAACAGTTTAAAGCAAACATTGCGGTTATCACTGCGACGCTTGCATTCTTGCGCGCCATCTTAAATCTAGATGACGAGCAAATGGAAGTCTTGGAAGATTTGGACACAACGCGCACACAAGAAATTGCTAACTACCTGTCTAGTCGTTTGATGGGCTTGACAGACGAGCAATGGGAAGAAATCCAAAAGGAGAACGCAGAGAACCCAAAAGACGAGTAAGTTGGGGCGAGCGTGTCTTTGAATTGGAGAATGTACTGCAGGATTTAGACTTGGCAGAAAAACAAGCTCTAATCAACTTTGGCTGGACGTTGGATGAGTACGAAGACGCAGATTATTACCGTCTAAACGAAGTATTAGCTGCGAAAGAGGCCAAAGATAGGGCAGTAGACCCTATGGCATTTATAAAATAATAACGAAAGGAGGAAACTTATTTGGTAAAAGTACAAGCGCAGATGTCGACCGAAATTGCCCTTGATTTAGTGAGAGCGTCAGAAAGTGTTAAAAGCCTAACTAATGTAGTCTCTACTGCGACGAACGCATGGAAAGCCCAAGAGGCACAATTAAAGGCTGTAGGGAACTACACGCAGGCAGCAGAGACTCGCTATAAAGGCTTGGGTGACGCAATCCAAGCGCAACAAGCAAAAGTAGACGCTCTGAAACAGAAGCAGTCAGAGTTAAAAGGGAATACTCAGCAAACTGCTGAACAGTACCTTAAATACCAACAGCAAATTGACCAAGCGACCACTAAGCTATCTAGTATGCAGGCGCAACAGGACAAGGCTAAACAGTCCATGGAATACTATTCCAGCGGTTTGGCAGGCTTGCAGACAGACTACAAGAAAATGAACGAGCTATCAGATAGCTACGTGAAACGGCTAGAAGCCGAGGGCAAAAAACGGCAAGCGGCGCAAGAAAAAGCTAAAAATCTCAAAGAAGCTACTGAAAATCTAAGCAAGCAATATAAGTCGCAAGTTGACGAGCTTGAGAAAATCAAAAATAAAGCAGGCGCAACTAGCGAAGCCTACCGCAAGCAAAAGATAAGAGTTAATGAGACAGCGGCAGCTTTAGCAGGTTCAAAAACCAAGATGAAAGCTGCCCGCGAAGAAATGGAGAAGCTCAATCCGACTATTTGGACGCGCATGCGGGATTCTATCAAGAAATTTAATAGCGAAGCGCAGAAAACAAGTAAAATCGGTAGCCGTGTCAAAGACTTTGTAACTGGAAATCTGATCGCAAATGGTATTACCAACATCACCTCAAAAGTGATCGGTTTAGCTAAAGAGGGCTATGCTGCTGCAGAAGCAGCGTCTAAGACTGCTGAACGTTGGCAAAACTTAGGCTTCGCGGAAGAAGAAATCAAACGAATCAACTCTGTTGTTAAAGACTTAAAATACAATACTAACCTTTCGGGTGGCGCAGTTAGCGAATTGGTACTTAAATTCCACGGGATCACTCACAACGTAGATGAAGCGGCTGAACTTGCAAAAGGGGTTGGTAGTCTATCTGACCAGCTTAAACTCTCACAAGAGAGAGCGGAAGCATTTGCTAGCGGGCTAGGCAAAATTGAAGCGTCGGGAACCGTCACAGCTACATCTCTAAATAAGCTAGAGAAACAAGCGCCTGGATTAGTCCAAGCATTGCAAAAGGCGTCTGGATTGTCAGAAAAAGCATTTTCGGACTTACTTAACTCTGGCAAGATGACCTCTAAACAATTTAATGACATCTTAAAGTCTGCCGCACAAAACTACGAAGAAAACGCTGAAAAATACGGCAATACAGCCGAGGGAGCAAAAAAAAGGATAACCCTTGCATGGGCAGATACTAAAAAGGCTCTCATGAAGCCTCTTGTAAACGTTGCTTCAACTGGTTTTAACCAGTTAGCAAATGTTTTGCAAAGCCCGGCTATCCAAAATGGAGTAGCCAAACTCGGCGAGGGTATTGGCAAGATTGCGCAACACGCTACGAACTTGTTGAATTATATAGCAGCACACCAGAAAGATGTATCAGCCATCGTTGGGAATGTGGTAGAAATCACGAAGCTATTTGCTTTGGGTGTTTGGGAAGGTTTTAAGTCAATAGTAACTGGCATAGCTGGGGCTATTAACAAAATGACAGGGCACAGTCAAAAAGCCAAAGACCCACTCAAAAACGTAGCAACCGCTATGCAAGAGTTAGGGAAGCACAAAAAAGAAATTATTGCAATCGGTAAAGCTTTTGCTTTTTATTTTGTAGCAAATAAGACGATAAAAGGTGTTAAAGGGTTATCTAAAGAGGTTCTGGGCTTAGCTAGAGATTTCAAAAAGTTTGGAATGGGCTTTATTTCTGTCATAAAATCAATAGGAGTTGCTGCCGCTGCTAATCCATTAGGGGCTTTTATTGTCGGAGTTACCGCTCTTGTCGCTGGGTTCACTTTGCTTTATAAGCATAATAAAAAGTTTAGAGATTTTTGTAACGGGATAGCAAGCAGCGCTAAAAAAGCATTTGACGGCGTTGCTAAATTTGCGAAAAACGCTTGGGACGTGGCAACAAAAGCCTTTAAAGGCATTGTTAACTTTTTCAAAAATGACTGGAAAGAGCTATTGCTTTTAATTGCCAATCCTTTTGCTGGCGGTTTTGCTTTGTTATATAAGCATAACAAAAAGTTTAAAAACTTTTGCGACGGTTTGGTAAAAGCTGTTAAAAACGGCATTGCTGAAGTCGGTGCTATGTTTACAAATGGCGTAGCAAAGGTTGGGCGCTTTTTAGCGGACGCAGGAAAAGCAGTAGTAAATTTTGGAAAAATAGTTGGTAAAATCCTGATTTTCGGGAATCCTTTTGTACTCGCATTTTCTTTGATGTACAAGCATTGGAAGTTTTTTAGAGTATACATCCAGAACCTTGTTAAAGTTGCTAAATATTTATATGACGGTTTCAAGAAATTCTTCGGTGCAGCCGGAAAATTTGTAGGAAAAACTTTTGACGGAATCAAAAAAGGCGTATCAAATAAATATAAGCAAGTAGCGAAGTCTATTGCTGACACATCTAAGCAAATTGGCAAGAAGTGGAAAAAAGATTGGGAAATCACCAAGAAAGCAACAAGCGTTGTCTGGAATGCCACAAAGAAAGAAATCAGCAAAAAATACAATGAAATTTCCAAAAATATTGGCAAAACCTCAAAAGCTATAGGCAAAGAGTGGAATAAACATTGGAACGGAGCTAAAGATTTTTTAGGCTCGACTTGGGATAAAATCAACAACTCCACTAAAGACAAATTTGGCAAGAATCTGACTACAATCTTATTTGACAGCCTCAAAGAAATCGGCAAGAAATTTGACGATACTTGGAAAGGTATAGGTGACGGATTTAAAAAACTTTGGGATGGTATGAAGAAACTAGCCCAAGACGGAATCAACGCCGTTATCAAGATACCAAATGCAGGTATTGATGGGATTAACGACCTTATCCACGATTTTGGAGGCCCCAAGCAAACAATCGGTAAGATACCGTATGTTAAATTTGCGAGCGGTACTGGTTTCTTTAGTAACCAACGGAACGCAATCACACAACCGACTTTGGCTCTGCTAAACGACGGCAATGACAGCCCGGAAACAGGCAATAAAGAAATGGTTATCATGCCAAACGGGAATCATTTTATCGTACCCGGTCGCAACACTAAAATGTTACTTCCGGCCGGCGCAGAAGTCCTCAACGCTAGCGAAACAGCATTTTTGATGGCAATGCAAAACCAACAAGCGTTTGCTAAAGGTACAGGCTTCTTTGGGAACTTGTGGAAAGGCATAACGAACTTTGGCGGAAGTGTCGCAAAAGTCGCAGGCAATGTTTGGGACGGTTTGAAGAATGGTGTTGAGAAATTCGCAAAAATGCTCTCGTTTATCGGCGAAGCGGTTCTTAATCCAACCAAGACCCTAGAGAAGAAATTCAACCCAAGTTCAAAGGGAATGGCTGGCATGTTTGACAACTTCGGAAGTATGTTGTTCAAGTCGGCAACAAACGGAGCCAAAACGTGGTGGAAAGAACTTTGGAGCATGGCTAAAAGTGCCTCTAACGAGGGCGGCGTTGCTATGGGTGCAGTAGGTGATGACTACCGCTTTAAAAACAGAATAGCAGATAGCGGAGCCGACCCTTGGGGCTACTTCTTTAAAGAGTGCGTTTCTTTCGTGGCTTCACGTTTGGCTAATTTTGGGGTTAATCCCTCGCTATTTAGTGGCTTAGGTAACGGGAATCAGTGGGGTGCTGCGAGAGTGCCGCATTTAAGCAGACCAAAGCCGGGTTCGGTAGGTGTCTATACGGATGGTCCTATCTCAAGTAACCACGTTGACTTTATCACAGCAGTCCACGGCGACACTATGGACGGCGAAGAGTATAACTGGATGGGCAATCACAGCTACCACCAATTTAAAAATCGTCCTATTTCAGCAGCTTCTACATTCCTTGATTTCGGCGTGAAAGCCGGAACAAGCGGAGACGAGAAAGCTCTGAAAGATAAAAACAGCCCGCTACAAATGCACATCAAGAAGCAGACCGGCGGCATGTTTGACTGGATTAAGAAATGGTTAGCACCGCTAGAAGAAGGCACAGCAAGCGACGGCGGAGCACAAGCAGGAAATCCCGGCGGTTCTGGCGTTGAACGTTGGCGCCCGTTTGTAGAGCGTGCGCTGGAAGCGAACGGAATCGCAGCTACTAGCTATCGCGTGGCTAAGATTTTAGCAACTATCAGACGTGAATCAAATGGCGACCCTACTGTGCAAAACAACTGGGACAGTAACGCTCTAGCAGGTCACCCGTCTATCGGTCTTATGCAGACAATCGGGCCTACATTTAACGCTTACAAGCACCCCGGGCACAACAACATCAGAAACGGTTACGACAACTTGCTGGCTGCTATTAACTACATCAAACATAGATACGGCACATCAGATGCTGCCTTTAATCGTGTAGCAAGCTATGGCTATGCTAACGGCGGCTTAGTGTCTAAGCATGGCTTGTATGAGATTGCAGAGGGTAATCAACCAGAATATATCATACCAATGGACGCAGCAAAGCGTGGGCGCGCTTGGCGGCTTCTACAGCGCGTTGTAGGTCAGTTCGTGGGTGAATCACCCACAGACAACTCAAACGGCGCTAGAGACGAAAATAACGCCATTAAAACGCTATCCGATAAATTGGATACAATGATAGCTCTACTAAGTCAATTAGTAGCAAACGGAGCAAATCCAATCGAACTTCGCAATATCATTGACGGGCGAAGCGTAGCGGCAGGGCTAGCGCCTTACATGGCAACGGCAAATACAAATTATGAGCGCAGACAGGCGCTGTTAAGGGGTGAGATTATTTGAGTGGAATAGGAATTGAATTTAATAAGATTGATATTTTAGCAGAGTTGAGCAAATTAGGCGGTAGTGCCACAACGCTTGATGTCAATCGTGGAATTATCGCACAAATCACAAATAACTATCAAGAGCAGGGCGCTAGACGTTATGGGCAACAATTCCTCTACAATACATTAGCAGTTAAGCCAATCCCCGTCTCTATCAAGCTGACGGGAACACCTACATACTTTAATCAGGCCATCCAAAGATTGGGTGGCTTGTTAAATGTAGAAGCGCCAAAAGAATTGATATTTGGGGACGAGCCCAATAAGATTTGGTTAGCAGTACCTAGCGGAACACCCAGCCTAACGTTTGACCATACAACATCGCCACCAACTGCCGCATTGTCCATTACTTTTGATGTTCCGCGCGCATACGGCGAAAACAAAAACGCAGTTGCGGTAGGGAATAACTTATCGAGCGACTATGGCACGGTAACTAAAATCAGCAACAGCCATTACAAGGCGACCTTAAAAAATCTGGGCACAGCTCCCGCAGCACCTAAAATCACAATCAAGCACAATTCGGAGAATGGCTGGATTGGTTTTACATCAGCAGCGGGTGTCTATGAGTTAGGTGACCCCGAAGAAGTTGACACAAAACCGGTTAAAAAGTCAGAAATACTACTCGATTATGTGTCTAATAACTGGATAACAAAAGGATTTGCGGAAGGACAAAAGAACGTTGCTATCTTAAACGACAACGGGCAAAACTTAAACGGCACGCTTGCCTTAGATAACACTTGGGGGCGGCCACATATCGCTTTAACTAACCGCGGAAGTGGCCCGCGACCAACTAACGCAGGTTCTATCACATGGGAAATCCCTGCGGATAGTAACGGGGAAAAAGGCGCATTAAACGAGTATTTCTGGTGGCGTCAAATATTTTGGCTTGGGGCGGCGAATCAATACGGTTTTATCAAAATCACGGTATCGGACACAGAAAACAAGTTTTTGTATGGCGTGGAAACAATCAAGCGCGCATACGGTTTGACTTGCGAATACAATGTGCTAATTTCTGACGGTAAGGGCGGCTATCGTATGCCCGCAAACGGACAATGGACTTTTTGGGGCACTCACAGAGATGACCAGAATCCTTTTAATGCAAATCGTGGGTGGTCTGACATCATCCGCAGAGATGACTCGTTAAATGTATTTTGGTTTGGCAGCCGTAGAGATATTTCCGCTTCCGAACTTAAAGGGCGCAAATCGGCTAAAATCCACGTTGCTATTGGCGCTTTTGGAGATAAACCGCAAGTAACACACGCTTATTTAGATAGCATTGTCTATCGTAAGGATTTTGTCGATAAAATCGAGGACATCCCAAACCGCTATCGCATGGGTTCGGTCGTTGAAACAGATATGTCAACAAGCAAATCATATTGTGACAATCTCCCGATTTTAGACCAGATGACGGACGGGTCAAAGCCACTTTTATTGCCAGTCGGAGAAAGCGAGCTTGACATTTATTTGTCAAGCTGGAACGCAAAAGACCCAGACATTAAAATTTCATGGAATGAGAGGTATGTTTAATGCAGATAGTCGTACACGATAACAAAATGCGAAAAGTCGCGTTAATAAATAACAACTATCCAGACATGCTATCATTCCATAGCGATTCTTGGCATAGATACCTTTTACAAGCAACAAGCACCTTTGATTTTACAATCCCGAAATTGTATAACGGACGGCTACACGAAGATTTAGGCTTTATCAACGACAAAGCCTATTTTTCTTTTAAATTTCAGGGCAAGCACCAATTGTTTTATGTTGCAAACATCACAGAGGATGATTTTAATATTACCCTTAATTGCAATAACACAAATTTAGAGCTTGTCAACGAGCAAGCCAATCCATTTACGAGCAATAGCGCACAAAATATAGTGTGGTATCTGCAACGCATGGAATTGCTTACATTTGCCACTTTGGAAATTGGGGTCAATGAGATTGCAGACAAAACACGCACACTAACTTTTGAATCGCAAGAAACAAAGTTATCGCGTTTGCAATCTCTGATGTCACGTTTTAACGCAGAATTTGAGTTTGTCACAGAGTTAAATAACAATGGCACGCTCAAGCGGATTGTGCTGAACATCTATCACGAAGCAGACAACGAACATCATGGAATTGGTAAAGTTCGGGGTGACGTAGTTCTGCGTTACGGAAATGATGTTAAAGGTGTACAAGTCACAACTGATAAAACACAGTTGTTTAACACTGGCGTATTTACTGGTGCGGACGGCTTGAGTTTGAAAGATATAGAACGCTCTGATAAAGACGCAAACGGAAACGAGGAGTTTTACACGCGCAAAGGTAGTCCTTTTGTATATGCCCCGTTATCTATGGAGCAGTACCCAGCTAGCATGAAAGATGGCGATAACTGGACGCGCAAGGACTTCCAGACGGAATATACCAACGTCAACGATTTGCTAGCTTATGCTTTTAGGACTATCAAGCAATATGCCTATCCAATTGTTAGTTATACCGCAAGCATTCAATCAAACTTCCTCAACGACTATCAAGATTTGGTTTTGGGTGATACGGTCAAAATCTACGACAAGAATTTTGTCGGTGGCTTAATTCTGCAAGCGCGCGTGACAGAGCAGGTTATTAGCTTTACTAATCCAAATAATAACACGTTAACCTTTTCTAACTATGTAAAACTGGATTCCAAAATATCAGACACGTTGCGCAACCGCATGGCTGAAATGATTGAGTCACGCTTGCCTTACACTCTTAAAATGTCAACAAGCGCAGGAACGAGCTTTAAGAATGGCGCAGGAGAAAGCATTGTAACGTCTGAATTATATAAAGGGCAAAAGAAGATTACAGACGCTACTTACCGCTATTATTTTGGCTTGGAGATGACGACGGGGCAAACTTACAAAGTATTAGCCAGCAAGATTGAGAACAAGCAAGTACTAACAGTCGCTGCTTACATTGGCAATGATGAGGTTACAAGAGACGAATTGACGTTTGTCAATGTTAATGACGGGCAGAACGGCGCTAAAGGGGAAAAAGGTGAACCGGGTCCACAAGGAAAAGATGGACAGTCTGTAAGATTGTTTACTACAGCTTATAACTATACACAAGATTTGGTGGATGAATATAGTAAAGATGGGTATTCTGGTGTCTGGGTCGTCAACGAAACTACTGCTGGCTTAAAACCTAATGATAATATTCAGATTCGAGTATATAACGCTGAGAAGAAATGTTATAGCTGGATTGTAGCCATTGTTGCAGAAGTACCGGATGATAAATCTATTCGAGCTGTTTCTAAGGGACTTCTCGAAAACGGAGCTGATGGCAATTTTAAAGGAGCTGTCGGCGGACGTAACTATATCCGACATTATGATTTTGATGGATTGTTACCGTTTAGCTTCGCTGGGTCTGAATGGACATTTGAGCGCATACAAGACCCTACCGCAAAAAGCGGCTGGGCGTTAAAAGCAACTAATGTAAAAGGGAATGATGGAGGTATCCACAAGCCCCTTGTTGATTTGCGTGGTGAGGAGTGGCAAGGTAAACAGATGGTTTGGTCTGTTGATGTTAAGTCCAATCGGACAGACATCAGCTTATACAATATCGGCTTTGAAGCCGGCGGGAATATAACGTCTGGTGTAAAATTGTCCGACAAATGGCAACGTGTTTCAAAAGCATTTATTGTTAAATTTGATACATATTGGTCATTTGTTATCTATGGTTTCGGTTGGAATACTGGAGATGTTATCTATATTAGAGATCCACAATTGGAAGACGGTACTATAGATACCACACCAAAAGCCGCACCAGAAGATGTACAAGAAAGAATTGATTCAAAGGCCGACAACAAACTGACACAGGAGCAACTTAATAAGTTGAGCGAGAAAAATAATCTTATGCAAGCGGAGTTGGAAGCAAAAGCTAGTTTAGATACTCTAAACAAAATAGTGGCAGAATACAATAGTTATACATTGCAAAACGATAAAGACAAATCGCAATCCGAAAAAGAGTTGGCATCCCTTAGCCAAAGATTAATTGCCAGCATCAAAGACTTAAAGGACATGGCCGAACGTTGGAATTTTCTTGATAGATATTTCCAAGTCGGAAACGAAGGGATTGTATTTGGCGAAAAAAACGGGAATACATGTACCAAGATGTCTAGTAACCGTTTTTCTATTTTTTCTGCTGGGAATGAAGTAATGTACATCTCGCAGGGGACTTTATTCATTGAAAATGGTATTTTTTCAAAAGCTATACAGATCGGTAGATTTCGCGAGGAGCAATATCACTTAAACCCTGATATGAATGTAATTAGATATGTAGGAGGCAAATAATGGCTAGAGCAAGTTTTAATAGTTATAGAGGACATAATCTACAACTAGAGATTATTTCTGGCGGTTATAGACAAAACGTTGCTGAAAACTATTCTATGGTTAACGTCCAAGTTCGTATAATTGCTAACGGACACGCCGATATATGGGGTTCTGGGGCAAAGACCCTTTCTCTTGGTATTGGATCGCAATCAACAACTAGATCTGTTGATGCTAATATTAGTCCTGGGCAAACTAGATTATTATTGGAAGAAGAATTTAAAGTCCCGCATGATTCGGATGGAACACAGCGAGTTTATATATCTGCTCGATTGGATATAAATACTGATGGATATGGATGGGCTGCCGTTGGTGAGTTCGTAAACTTAGCAACGATTCCTCGAGCTAGCACAGGTTCGGACGTTTTAGGAACAATTGGGCAGCCTTTGACCTTTACTATCGATCGTAAAAATGACAGCTTCAAACACGCTATCTGGGTAAAGTACGGGTCGTTTGATAAAAACATCTCTGGGAATAGCATTGACACATCTTTCACGTGGACGCCTGAAATGGCGTTGTGCGAGCAAACACCAGATGCTACCAGCGGCACAGGAACTGTTACTTATATTACTTACAGCGACGACAAAGAAATAGGGCGAGACGCTCGAATAATTCGACTGTCTGTGCCTGATGATGTCAGGCCTAATTTGACAGGCATCACTTTGCTTGATACAAATACAGCTGCAGCTAGAGTTGTGCCAGGAGAACAAGATTTTATCTCTATCTTGTCTAATATCAAGGTTGGTTTCGGTCAGACAATAGGAGCTTATGGCTCTGTTATAACAGGGTATTATGCAGAGATAGTGGGACATAATCAATCCACCAACCAAAACGGCGGCACACTTGGAATTATGGATTATAATGGCGTTGTAACAATCAGAGCGAATGTTACAGATAGTCGCGGTCGGGTCAGTAACACGATTGAGAAACAAATTAACGTTATAGAGTATTTTGCGCCAGTTTTAAGTTTTGACGTTGTTAGGTCTGGCGCTAATTCTAGCACGCTAACCATCACGCGCAATGCTAAAATTGCCCCTCTGATTGTTGGCGGAAACCAAAAAAATAAGATGACTTTAAGTTTTAAAGTTGCGCCGGTTAACAGCGAAAACTATGTCAATGACACAGGCCCAGCAGCTGGAACATGGACGACTATTTCTAGCCTCACGAACTCAAATGCTAATTTACAAGGCACGTATGCGTCGGATACATCGTGGAAGATAGCGGGCGTGTTGGAAGATTCCTTTACTTCAACACCATTCCAAGCAGTAATCGGCACTGAAGAGGTTGTAGAATCTTTGGGAAGAGACCGCGTTGGATTCGGCAAGATTGCGGAGAAGCCTAATGCTATTGATAGTGCGTGGAATATCTATGCCCACGGATCTAGACTAGGATTCTATGGCACATTTACAGAGACGATATATAGCATTGATAACGCGCTAACAGCAGGCATCTATACTTTTAACAACGGGTGCGCAGGTCAGCCTAACGGCATCAAAGGATGGGGTTATCTACAAGTTATTGTGGCTGGTGGCGGTAATGATTCGCCAACACATAACAACTGGGATAATTGGATATGGCAAACATATTCGAATACGTTTGGACAAGTTTTTGAGCGCTATAAAGTTAATAATAATAACTGGACGCCTTGGCTCGCTCCGGGTGTAAACCAGTTTTACCCAATCGGGTCTATTTATCAAAGCACCGAAGCTACAAATCCGGCCACATTTATGGGTGGCACATGGGAGCGCTTCGGAAATGGCAAGGTGCTTGTAGGAGTAGATGAAACCGACGGAGATTTTAGCACAGTCATGCGAACAGGCGGGGCTAAAACTCACGATCACGGTGATGGTACATACGAAGCTATGATTGGCGCCAATGGTGGTAATACAGATAGTATTGGTTATCAGGCAAGTAATAAAAATGATGACGTGTTGCGTAACTCAACTGCTACATATAAGGTGGTCGGTACTTCAATGGGTGCTGGTAGGAATTTCAACCACTTTACTCGTATCGCAGGACGTTCTGCCGAGTCTAGTAGTTTACCGCCTTATATAACAATTTATCGTTGGCGCAGAATAGCGTAAAAATCTCTTAGGAGGAAAACATGAAATTAGAATTTTTAAGCAAGTCTTTAGACTATAAAGGTGGAGAACCTTATAAAACTCGCGTAGTGCTCGGAAATTCCGAGGGAGCAATTTATCCGGTATTCTTCTCTCCAGATGCCATAGCAGAAGAAGCAGGTGTACTGTACGAACGAGCAATGGATGCCGTCTTGATGGAAAATTTCCCCGACAAAGGACAGAGCGAGAAACTAAACAAAATCGACAAGCAGTTGGAAGAGAATAAAAAAGCTGTTGGAGACAATCAGAAGAAAGTGGCAGACGTCAAAGTTTTGACAGATGTGTTAGTCTCCATTGCTATATCTGTGCAAGGAGGAATGGATAGGACAGCATATTCCAAGGTTGCTGCTCTTATAGCTCCTCTTGCGCAAGACAAACGTTATACAAATGGAGATATAGTTGCTATGCCTTATCCGTTTGATAAAAATCAAAAGTGGCCAAAAGGGACAACAACTATCTTTAAGTTTGCAACTCAAGAAAACGATGGTTATACATACAAAGGACAACAAGTGCAAGAGATGTTGCAACAAGGTGTATTAAGTGTCATTTTGCCAAAGATTGAGTAGGAAGGAGGGGATTTATGCCTGTTATTGACTTTGAGTGGTCTCACGCGCTTAGAGGAGCTGTAGACACACAAGATAAATTGATTGTGTTTACACTAACTTTGATCATGGGCGCTATGGTGATTGATTTTTTAACTGGCACATTAGCCGCTAAAATCAATCCAAAAATTGAGTTTAAGAGCAAGGAGGGAATCAATGGGATTTTGCGAAAAATCTCTAGCATTGCCTTACTTGCGTTTTGCATCCCGCTTTCAGTCCTTTTGCCTGAGGGCATAGGGCTAGGCACGTTGCAAGTTTTGTATATGGGTTACCTATTTTTCGAGATGAAATCCATCTTGGAAAACTTCGAAAAGCTAGGTATTGACACAGTGCTTTTTAAAGATTTTATTGAAGCACTTAAAAAATATTTAAAAGAAAAAGGAGAAAAATAATGAATAAAATTAATTGGAAAATCCGTTTTACGTCTAAAAACAAGGCATTTTTGACGCGCCTTGTGCTCGCTATTGCTTTGCCTATTTTGGCATACTTCGGAGTTAAATTTGAAGATTTGAAAAGCTGGGATGCAGTAGGAACTTTGCTAATTAAATTTATCAGCAATCCTTATTTGGTTGGTTTAACAATTGTAAATATCCTAAATTTGATTCCAGACCCTACAACTTCGGGATTTGGAGATTCCGAAAGAGCGTTAGGATATAATACTGTTAATAATACCAAAGATAAAAAAGAAGCAGAGACAGAAAACGAACCTAAAACAGGCGGTGATTAGTTATGACGACGCAACAAGATTTATTAAACAAGATAAATAGCCTTGTTGATCAAAGAGCGACCGTACCAACTAATCCTTATGGCGGGCAGTGCATTGCTTTTATCGACAACATCTTACAATATCAAGGTTTATTTGATCTAAATTTTGGTTATGTAAATGCAATCGACTGTCTCGATAGAGCTGCGCAGTTGGGTTTAAAAGTAACGCGATTTGATGGCACTAATTGCCCGCCAGTTTGTGCCGTTTGGGTCACTAGTTGCCTGCCTTATCACGAATTCGGACATATTGGTTTTGTGGCTGCGCACAATCCGGATGGCACGATTACGACAATTGAACAAAATATTGACAGCAACGCAGACGCGTTGGAAAACGGGGGATGGGTGCGCAAGGTTGTCCGCAGTTTAGATAGCGATGGAACATTTAGTTACGTCAACTGGCAAGCTCCAGCACAACAACTGATTGGGTGGTTCGAATTACCCTTTGAAAATACAAAAGCAGAAGAAAAAACAACAAAATTGGAGGAATTAGACATGCAAAAAGAATTTATTTTGAAGAATGGAAAATATGGATTTGGTGTATACATTGGCGGTAAATACATAGGATTGACTGACATGGGGACTGTAAACAGTTTTAAAGACAGTTTGCAATTGCCCGTTGTATCACTTTCCGACGTCGATTTCAAAACTTTCGCAGAAAAATTCGGCTAAAATATTTTTTAATAAAACAAGTAACCCCTAGCTTTTGCTAGGGGTTTTTTCGTTGTTAGGTTCGTTTGTTGTATTCCGAAAAGGATTAGGACTCTTTTTTGTTATTGGGATTTTAGGTTGAGCTTCATAATAAACCTCTTCGAGGATAATAGGTGAGTGTAATCCTTGATAGAGTTCTCCCCTCCATCTGATTTTCCCGATATATACTGGATTCTCCAAAATCCATTTGACAGTTGAGTAATACCATTTTTTATTTAACACCTTTCTATCAGTCATATCATGGGCAATAGTGGTTATTGTGTCGCCTATCAAAAATCGGTCAAAAATATATCTAACCCAGTGGCTGTATTTGTTAATTTGATATTGACCATCAATATAATCATAGCCAAAAGGACAGAAAGGCGGTGACCAGGTCATAGGTTTTCCCTGCAATGCTCGGCCTAGTTTACCTAATTGCATTCGTTCTCTAATTTGATCTCTTTCAAATTGTGCAAATACAGCAAGCATTCCAACTAAGGCTTTTCCTACTGGCGTCCTTGTGTCAAAATTTTCGGATAAACTGATAAAGTTTATTTCGTTTTTTAAAAAGATGTCTTCGATAATGTGCAATGTGTCTTTTTGAGACCTGCTCAATCTATCCAATTTATGGACTATTACAAAATTAAAACGGTGATTTTCGGCATCTGCCAGTAACTGGCGAAGAGCTGGTCTATCTATCTTTGCGCCAGTGATTTCGTCTGAATAATGTTTATACACCTCAATATCATTTTGTCGACAATACGAAACAGCGAGTTTATCTTGCATATCAAGCGAATATCCATTCGCTTGATCAAACGTGCTAACTCTTGTATAAATAGCAGCTTTCATGCGCTCGCCTCCTATAGTGAGTGCTTAGCAGCAGTTTTATTATTATGCCAACTTGCAAAGTTTTCGTTATTATGCTGGCCTAAAAGAGCTAATCTCTCAGCGGATCTGTATTCAACTGATAGTGATACAAGCGTTTGTTTTTCGAAGCATTTTAGAGTTGAGTTTCTAAACCCCATACGATAGCCATTAGCCTCCAAAATTTTTACACATTTGTCTAAAACGTTTCTCGCTTTCATCACCTTTTCATCATTTATCGATTCAACAGTTGCAAGGAGTGAGTTAAGTAGTTCAAAGCATTCATCATTTTTAATGATATAAAATAGGAAAGTTTTAATAGTGATTGTTTTCATTTTAATATACCTCTTTCTTTTTTTGAGGTACTAAAAAGTACCTGTTGCGATAACAAGTACTTTATGATACAATACAAAAGTACTTGCTTGTAGTGAGTGCGTCTGCCTTGTAACCAGTCGGATTGGCGTTTGAGTGGTTGCAAGGTGTTTTTATTTTATTTTTTCTTTTGCGTAACTGTATAGTTTTTCAGCAGTCAGCAACGCCATTTTGTCCATACTAGTTTTTCCGTTTCTTAAGTCTGATACGGTTGAGTATGGTATATCAGCTCCTTTTGCGATTGCGTAAGTGCTTTCGGTGCTTTTTAATAGTTTTTCGATTGTTTTTCTCATTTGTGCTCCTTAAGTATAAGTAGCTGGCTGCTACTATCAAAATGTTAATAATTAAAATTTCCATGACTTTTATTCCCTTTCATGATATAATAGGGATTGAGGGGAGCCCTTACTCCCCTTATCCCAAGGCGATTACTTAAACTTGCGAGGTCTAGGTTTTCGCTTTTTTTCTTTGCTCCAGAGTTTGTATGTTGCATACGCACCCGTTAGAGCTGTGATGTATGCTGGCCCGTTGTCGATTACTTTATCAAACAACCTGAGCCAATCGTCCTTGTTCAT